ATGAAAACCCTTGAATTAGAGATAGTTCAAGGGTTCTTTTTTTACCCTCACTACGCATTCCGCTACATATTTGTGAAGTTGGATTTCGCCAATTCAGTGGCTTTTTTTAAGGCTTTTGAAAAAGCCATAAATATGTACCATACTTCATTGTTTTTCAATTGTTTGACAATTCCAATCTCCGGTGTGAAAAAGTAATTTTGCACACATGACCGGATGAAGTCGAAAAAGTGAAAGAAACTTAAAAATTCGGTATTTCCCATCGGGATAAAAAAAAGGAATCGAACCCGGGATACAAAAGGCAATTCGAACCTGAGAAAAATGGGATTTTTATGGCTTTTCCATAAGTCCCTCAAAAAAGCCACCGAATTTAACATTTCGCTCCATGTCCTCATGCCATCCGGTTTTGACGAAACAATTGAATGTAACACCTCAAAAAACAAAAGTGATGAAACAAGGAACAATGAACATTCTGTTTTTCGTGCTTAAAACGAAATTGTTGAAAAACGGTGAGGCACCGGTATTGATGCGGATAACCATCAATGGAGACTATGACGATGTACGTATCCAAAGAAGCGTACCCCTGAACTTATGGAACGCCGCCAAAGGATGCAGTAAAGGCAGGGACAGGGCATCAGTGGCACTGAACGCCTATATTGCCGAACTGCACGCACGCGCCTTGGAAAAACACAAGGAACTGGTATTGGAACAGGCCCTGATTACCCCAAAACTGATTCTTAAACGTGTTTTCGGGAAAGACACCGAAATGCGTACACTGCTCGGCACCATGAGGGAAGGCATCAAGGAAATGGAAACACTGGCGGGTATAGACTACTCTCCCGTCACGATCAACCGGTATAAGAACGTGGTGAAGAAATTACAGCTGCTCATCCCCTCTTATTATGGAAAGGAGGATGTCACTTTCCATGAGCTGACACCGGAGTTCATCCGTGCGTTTGACATTTACCTGAAAACGGAGGCGGGACTGTGCCGGAACACGATAGTCCGTTATATGAAATGCTTCAAGAAATTTACCAATATGGCATTGGCAAAGGAATGGATGCGCAAGAATCCCTTTTACGGTTACAAGATGGAGCAGGACGAGACCGATCCGGTATTCCTGACCTACGACGAGTTGCAGACCGTAATGAAAAAGAAATTCACCATTCCACGGCTTGAACTGGTCAGGGATGTCTTTGTCTTTGCGTGCTTCACCGGTCTGGCATTCTCCGATGTTGCCAGTCTGAACAAAGAGAATCTGGTACAGGACAATCTCGGAGACTGGTGGATAAGAAAAGGAAGGGTCAAATTGGAACACCGTAGGAAGGCCTCTTCCATCAGCAATATTCCATTGCTGCCCGTACCCCTGGCCATATTGGAGAAATACAAGGAACATCCGACCTGCATTAAGAAAGGATGCTGTTTGCCCGTCATGTGCAACCAGAAGATGAACAGCTATCTCAAGGAAATAGCCGATTTCTGCGGCATTAAGAAGAATCTGACCACGCACGTTGCCCGTCACACTTTCGGGACTACGGTCACGCTTGCCAACAATGTGCCTCTTCAAGATGTTTCCGTCATGCTCGGCCATGCCTCCACACGTATGACACAGCATTATGCACGGGTCATGAACAGCAGCCTGAAAGAAGCAATGAACAACGTGAAGGAGCGTCTTGCACAATAAGTATACAAATTCAGTCATTAAGCCGTCCCCCTAGGGATGGCTTTTTTTGTAATCTATAAATCACAATATCCTGCCGTCCTTTCAATTTCTTACCTGCAAATATAGCCATTTGTCGGGTTGATTGCGCAAGGCGGCCCCTTTCAGGGGCTGGTTGGCTAAAAGAAAATCATCCTCGCTTCGCTGCGGTATTTTCTTTTGCCAAGCCTTGCTCAATCCCCGACAAAGGACAGCCCGGCAAGTAAGAAAACGAAAATCCGGCTCCATGGAGCCGATCATGTCAAACTTTAAAAAATAAAGGTATGAACAGAAAGACGACAAGCAAAGGACAGCAGGAAGCCAATCCGGAAATGACGATGTTGGTTTATCGGGAAATGAGCTATCCTGCACGGGAAGTGCAAGGCAAAGATGGGAACTATCTGGTTTCCGTAGAAAGACTGGAACAGGAACTGCTGGATGGCATCAGAAGCCTTGATCCGGCAGCATTCGATTTGGACGAAGAAATCGCTTACTATTGTTCGGACGAAGAGATCCGCCTGTTGACGGACGATGAACTGGAAGAAATGATTTACGGCTGACATTTAAAAAAGTAATGATTATGAATGAAACAACAGCAAAGGTCTGCGAAGAGCAAGTAGCAGGCCTTACCATAGAGAATGCACACAGGGTCACGATGATCCGGAAAAAAGGTACGGACTATCCCCCCGTACCGTTCCATTTCAGAAAAGAGCATCATGGAACGGGCAACTATGTACACCTGTACGGAAATCCGGAAGATCACAATGAATTGCATTCCAAGGACTTCAAAGACTGGGAAGCCGTAGCATTCAAACATCCTGCCTATTTGGATGATATGTGGAAACAGGCTTGCGACGCATACGCCTGGAGTTCCTTCAATCCGGAGATTCGCGGCGAGACGGACATCATGATTTATGGAGAGGAGCTGCACAACGACCTGCAACTCATGCCGGAAGAGGAACGGGATACATACATCGCCGCCTACCGGCAAAAGTTGTCCGCCCAGCTCTCGGCCCTCTCCCGCTGTGCCAACCCGATGGTGACGGGACGGAGCGGATTTGATTACTACAGGCAGGAAAAAACGAACAGAAGCTATCAGAACCGTTACGAAGAATTCCGCAATTGGCGGAAAAAAGTTCTTGAAACCGTCAGACGGAAAAAGGAAGCCGCACGACCGGAGGAAGAGAAACAGGAAAAGGCATGGCAGACGCTCAAACGCGACATCAAGAGCAGTGCCGATACCATCCACGGGATTGATACCGGACAATGCCGGGGCTATAGCCGTGCCCTGTTTGTCAGCAGCATCCTGAACAAGGTATCCACCCTGGCCAATCACGGGGAAGTGGAAATCGTCCGTAGGGCCGTGGACTTCATTTCCGAATATAACGCAAGGGTGAAGAAACCCGTCATCACACCGAGAAACAAATTTTTCCAATTGCCGGAACTGGCGGAACGGATGCGCGAAAAGCTGAAAGCGATGCAAAGCCGGGAAAACAAGGAAGTGCCGTTCGAGGGCGGGACACTTGTATGGAACTATGGGGAAGACCGCCTTCAGATCCTGTTTGACAGGATTCCCGAAGACAACAGACGCAAGGAACTGAAATCCTCCGGATTCCGCTGGTCACCCAGAAACAAGGCATGGCAACGGCAGCTCACCTCCAATGCCCTCAGTGCCGCCAAAAGAGTGTTGAACCTTCAAAACATCTGAACCATGAATAACGACAAACTGAAATTCGTAGTCGATTCACGCAGTTTTGACGGCAGCTGCGTGACCACCATGTCTGACGGAATACACGGCGACTACCACCATGAGACACTGGAGGAACTGAGAGACAGGGAAAAGAACCCGTGTCTCACAGCCGTGTCCGGAAATACCGTCCGCAAGATGATACGCATCCACCTGCAATCCCTCTGCGCCCCGTTCAGTGAGATTACGGAAGAAAGATATTTCGACTACATGGATGTCTTGCCCCCCATCCGCCATACCCGGAATTTCTTTTTCCTGGGAGAGCCTTATCATGCGGACATCTACCGGTTCTGCTTCCGGGCGGGCGGACGCTACTTCACGGGACTCCGCTCCGTTACCACGCCAAGGAAGGAGCTGGAACGGCAGATGGACAACCATTACCGGAACATTACCTTCAAAGGAGACATCCAGAAAGAAAAGCCGATGGTCATCTCCAACCACGCACGGCATGCCTCTATAATTATAGTTCCTTATCTGTTTCTTGACATAAATGGCGAGAAAAAGTTCATCTGCAACCTGATGAGAGGAACGGACGAATCGTCAGGCAGGGATGTGAGGCTGGAAACCGCCAAAATCCTGCGAAGCCTGCGCCGTCATCATTTCCTCTACTTCTCCGGCTATGAGGGAAACGACGATATGGACAGGTTCCTAGGCGAAGTGATGAAGAAAAAGCACACCCTGCTGGCAAACGGCAACTTCTTCCAATATCCCGTGAACCGGGAGTCCGTGTCGTTTACCGGAACGGTCAGGGAAACAGGCGAGCCGTTCTTCTTCCGGATTTACGACAGGGAGCTGTTCCTGCACCTGTTGTACGTCCTGAGAGGCATCAAAAGGGAAAAAGCTAAAATATAACGTGACACATAACGACGGTATGGTGACTGTCTTTCCGATCCGTCACCATACTAAAAAAACAATGAGATCATGAGAACTGTGACCGAAGAATCGTTGCGACGCAGGCTGGCCCGTCTGGAGTCGGCCTTGGAAAGCGAAAAGGCACGCCTGAGAAAAGTATGCGGCGGCATCCCCTGGGGAGCCGGGATGAGGCGTACCAAATGTACCCCCTCATTCCGAAGGGAGGACGAACTGATCGGGAAAATCAAGGCGGTGAGACAGCAACTCTCCCAAATGTCCGCAGGCGGTGACAATCACACGTTTAAAGAAACAAGCAGGTGAATTCCGACCAATTAACTTGCAAGTCAATAATTTTAAAACCAGTTACGAATATGAACACCCGATTGGCTATAATCCGTTCAGAGGGAAAAGAACATCTCTGTTACCGGGAAGAGGAATGTTTTGTCGATGTATCCTATCCGATGGTGACATTTACCAAAGGGGAGGATGATTTTGAAATTATCAAATGCGACCATCCGTCCATGGAAGAGACTTTCCTGTATCAGGAAAGCCGTCTCTCAATCGTGATTGAAATATACCATAACGGCTGGCCGGCATTGTCTCTGAAAGATCCCGTGACCCATGAGATATACACGGTCCTGACGGTTAACCTGGAAGATAAGGCGGCATTCTCACTGCCTGACAGGGCATTCGTGGACATCAACAACAATCCTGATGCCATGGAGTTCCTTCTGTCCAACAAATTGGCTGAGGATACAGGCTATAAACGTCAGAGCGGCTGGGTAAGCTACCCGATGGTCACACTTAACCTTCCGACGTTTTACAGGCTTGACCCACATGCCTTTAGCGCAATATTGAATATCCGGTAATCCTTCCGGGCAATGAATCTGGTATCAACAATCAAATGGAAAGAATCATGAAAAGATATGACATAAGAGTAAGGTATTCCTTCGAGGGCACTTACACGGTAGCGGCAGAAGACCGCGATGAAGCAAAAAGAATGGTAAATGACGATTGCGGTCTTGTTTTGGGCGGCGATATCCACACGACACGCGATGACGATGAAGTGTTGGAGTGGGATTTCTGTATCCATCCCGACACGCGGATTCTCTCCTTGCAGGAAAGAGGCGGAAAAGGAAGTTTACCGTCAGAAGCCGTTGATTTCAGCGGCAGGATCAAGGAACTGCGGGGGGACATCATCGACGCGATACGGCAGTTGCTCCATGCTCACTGCATGAAAGAAATTCGTCTTCCGGAAGAGGATTATGATCCGGTCTGGGTGATATGGTTTGGCAAGAACGGAGAACCATATGAATGCAGGGTGACAGGACTCCGGGTAACGGCGGACAGCCTGACCGTCCTTGCCGAAGAGAAAGAAAGCGGTGACGAGGTGCAGTGTCACAGCCCGTTTGAACTCGGCGCAAAGAACATAGACTGGCTTCATGAGATGTATGAGGCTGTGTGGCATCAACTGAGAGAAACAAACAATGTAGAATCACAAATAGAAGAACCATGAAATATCAAGCGGAAAATACCGTCTCCAGTTTCTTCTACTACATGTGGAACGCCTGGAGCGAGGAGGAATGCAAAGCCGTGTATGGCGGCATGTACCCGCATTTCTGGGAAAAATGGTGCGTGGCGACAGACAAGGGCACATTCGGCGCGGCGGAACGGTTCTACCTGGAACTCTCGGAAGACAACCGCAGGATTCTGGTGGAACGGGCCGTCTCGATATATGACGGACGAGGCCTCAGAAACAGGAACAGAAACATAAAAAATCAAACAGCATGCAGGGAAACATTATCAGTCTGATCTGCAACTCATGCGGTTGCGGTCAAACGGAAGCACAGGAATACCTGGACTCCGAAATACGGTACCTGCGCGAATTGCAGGAGGCGGACGACCTGAGAGAAGATGACATGGAAACGGCCTGTCTCAACCTCGGTCTTGACCTTGACTACCGGGAATATTTTATCAACCGCCTCGCAGGGGCATAAAAAACTTATGGCTATGACTTATTTTCAGAACATACACTCTCTGGCGGACTTGAAGAAAGAATACCGCCGGCTGGCATTGGAGCACCACCCGGACAAGGGTGGTGACACCGCAATCATGCAACAGGTGACCACCGAGTTTGGAAGGCTTTTTGAGGCTTGGAAAGGAAAACCGGATATTCCCTCGACCTCAACCGGATATGAATATGACTATCCGGGAGCCACGGCAAAGGAATACACCGGGTATGTGTATAACGAATACCGCTGGAAAGGCCGCAATTACAAGGGGCAGCACGCTCCGGAAATCGTGGGACTGGTACGGGCATGGCTCAAGGAGACCTATCCGGGATACAAGTTCTCTGCCAGACGGGAGAATTACCACTCCATCCATATCCGGTTGATGAAAGCGGATTTCGAGGCGTTCACCAAAGAGTCCGGAAAAGTTCAAGGCGATGTCAACCACCATCATATCCATTCAGACAAATCATTGACGGACAGGGCAAAGGATGTAATGATGAATATCTGCGATTTCGTCATGTCGTACAATTTCGATGACAGCGCCCCCATGACGGACTATTTTCATACCAACTTTTACCTGACGCTCGGAATCGGAAGTTACAAACAGCCGTACAAGGTGGAACCGCCCAAACTCGGCAGCAAAGACAAGCCGGAGGTATTCAAGCATCCGGAAGGTCCGGCACACAAGGCAATGCGCCAGGCATTGGGCAAAGCGCGTTTCGGCATCATCGAAAGCCGGAAGTATGCCGGGGAAATAATTCTGGGGGAAGACTGTTTCGGCTCACGGGGCGAAGTCTATTTTTGGCCGAAGGAATATTCAAGCGCAAAAATGGCCCAAAAACGCATCGACAAACTGGAGGAAGCCGGAATAAAGTGCGAACCCACCGGCTATAACGGAGGATACATCCGCCTGCTCGGGTACACCCCTGAAATGAGAAATTCCCTGGAACGGGAACGTCAGGAGTATGCCGCCGCGTATCAGGCATGGTACTCAAAACAGAATTTGAAAACAATCTGATTCAGAAATTATGGATACAAACAATTTGGACAAGTGGTGGTACGGACTTCCGGGAAACACCAGACAGGCTATAGGAAACGATGGAATATGGGAAAAACTGGATATGCCGTCCCGTTCGGCGCTACACCGATATTCCCGGCTTAGAATTTACGGAACGGCAAAGAACAGGGATGAGGAACGCACGCTGCTCAATGAAATCGCGTGCGGACTGGGCGACCTTGCCCTTGTCCGTAAAAACGGCATCGCGTTGGAGGAAATGTGCAACGGGAACGGGGAATTTTACGATGAATACCAGGAACAGTTCAACATATTATATGACAATTACGGACACACAATAGAAAATATAAGCTGGCCGGACTGGATCGGACATACAATTCCGACAAACAGGGAACTGGGCCGATTATTGGAACATCACGGTTACAAGCGTATGGAAATCGATACCGACAGAAGAATCCCGAAAACTTTCTATGTTTTCCGTCGTGGGTTGCACATCAACGCAAGCGAGGACTTGTTTTACCACATCGTACCGCAACAGGACAGTTTCGGACTGGGGCGTTTTGCGGTATGTGCTACCAAAGACGGTGAAAGCTTCCAGCTGGAAACTGACTGTGCCCGGCTCTTTTTGAGGCGCTTCCTTGCCTTCCTGAAGGGTGAAAGAAGCGGGAAAGAGATTATAGATGAAATATGCAACAACCGACAAACTGAACGATAGTATGAAAGCAAAAGTATTCAAGTACAAGTCTGATGGGAATACCGTCGTGGCTCCTTATATGGAACTGGAGCCGTACGCCGAGAATGTATATCTCTCCCTGTCGAGAAAGAACGAATACGGGAATGAAGACGATGACTGTTTCCATGTGGTCTGCCGGATTGAAAACGTTTATTTCTCCAGCGGGCAGTATTCACGCCGGTTCCTCAAGGGAGAAGGTTGCAGAGAGGAAGCCGCCACCTATTGCAGAAACTGGATTGCGGATACGCTTCAAAGTGCGGAAAGAGGAGCCTTCGTCAATTTGATCTCCGTCCGCGTGTTCGAAGCTCTCGGACTTGACACCACCCCCCTGGTGCAAGCCCGTGAGGAATATAAAAGAATACAGGAGCAGAAACGCAGGGAGCAGAAGGAGAAAGAGGCGGAAGAGCGCAGAGTGCAGGAAGAGCAACATCAGCGGCTGCTCAATGAACAGAAACAGAAATTCCTGGACGGGGAACGGATCACGGGAGAAATGTTCCTTGAAATCACCGGAAGGGACGGTTTTGACATCCATATCAGAACCAAAGGGACATTCAACAGGCATGTGAGGGGCATTGACAGGAACGGAACCGTCAGTTTCCGGAAAATCAAGGGCTGCCGGACTCCGGACTTTACCGGATGCCATAAGGCCGTGTCCGTCTATCTGGCGTTCATAACAGAAAAAGAGGGCAAATAATTAAATCCGGGGCGGTAACGGTCTGCTCCATGCAGCTGTTACCGCTACCGGCTTCCAGCCTCACAATTCACGGTTCAGCGCCATTGCCAGCGGAAACATCAACCGGTTATAGGCTTTAAGCTTTTGCAAATTCAGTACATATCCGGCATAGGGATTGGTCAGATCGGTATAGAAGAATACATCGGTAAATCCTGCGTGTTCCTCCACGACTTCACCCTCCAACGGAATCTCCTCCACATTGAACCGCTCCAGAGGCAGTTCTTCCAGACGGGTCTGTTCCGCATTTCCCAACACATTGAGGTTACGGTTAAACAGCACGAATCCTTTCTTCCTGTAATCCACACGCATACCGTACGGACGCTCCACAAGGAAAGCATCCGCCGCTTTCTTTATATAGTTTTCCATAAGCCTGAAATTAGAAATTACAAAAATACACCATTTGTCCGGCAATGGCGAACAAATCAGGAAGAGAATCGCCACAGACCATGCAAAGCACACTACCGTGTATTTTATTTCCCACCCTGCAAAGGTAGTCCCGTGTCCGGTGTACCCTGTCAAGGTCAGGCCCCTTGCGGGGTTGGCTGAAAGAAAATCATCCTCGCCTGACGGCTGCGGTATTTTCTTTCGCCAAACCTTGCGGGTACTGCCACGGGACAGTCAGGCAGGTGAGAAATAAAAATACCGGCTCCCGGAGCCGGACGTGTTTAACAGATAAAATACAATGAATCATGAAAATCCTGAATGAAGAACATTTCGAGAATGTAAAGCGTTATGCCGAATCCATCGGTGACATCTCACTCCAGAAATGCCTGGAACGGTTGAAGAGCTGGGAAGAAAATCCTGACTGTCCCAGCGAAATCTCACTCTACTATGACCATGCCCCGTACTCGTTCGGCTTCACCCAACGCTATCCCGACGGAAGGACAGGCATCGTGGGCGGTCTGCTCTATCACGGAATACCGGACCGTTCTTTCGCCGTGACACTACAGCCGTTCCATGGATGGCAGATACACACCTGATGAGAGGCAAACGACAATATTAACTTTATAAAATTCAATTCAATATGGAAACGACATTGGCAGTAATGGAAAGACAACAGCAGTTTGACTTCCAGAAAAACGGAATTGAAGTGATGAACTTCGAGAC